AGTGATCAGCTTGATATTAAGCTAAATGAAGCATCTGATTTGATTGACCAATACTTCGAAGCGTTCCCATCTATCAAGAACTTCTTAACTAAGCTTGGGAACTATGGAAAAACTCATGGTTATATCACAACTTTCCCCCCATTTAAACGGAAGAGATTCTTCCCTGAATGGGATGGGGTAGCAACTGAACCTAAAAACAAAGGTATTATTGAGAGAGCATCTAAAAATACCCCAATTCAAGGCTCATCAGCTGATATGACTAAGCTTGCTTTAGTTCATATCCACAACTACATCATTAACAACAATCTCAGAAACAAGATTAAAATTGTAATGACTGTCCACGATCAGATTGATACTATCTGTCACAAGACAATAGCTGAAGAGTGGTCACAAACACTCACTGAGCTAATGGAGAAAGCAGCTAATACTATCATTAAGAACAACTTACTCAAAGCTGAAACTGAGATATCAGATACTTGGAAAAAATGAATGTAAGAACAATCTATCCCACAGATCCTATTAATAACTACACAGATTGGGTGAAGTATATTCAAGGAAATCTTCGTAGCTTGCGGTGTAAACTAAATGCTTATGAAAGACTCGAATCAAGTAGGGGGGAATCATTACAAGAGCCTCCCAATTCAACCGACAGAGTACATTCAGAAGAATAACTTGACATTTATTGAGGGTAACATAATCAAATATGTTACAAGACATAGATACAAGAACAAGAAAGAAGATCTGTTAAAAGCACTTGATTACTTGAATCAACTGATTGCTTACGAATACCCTGAAGAAAACATCCCTATGCATACTTGGACACCAACTAGTACTGAGTGGAAGAGTGTAATTGGGGATAAACTTTATTGACTCGTCAAGTCATGAACTAACTATAGCCTAAGAATTAATCTTTAACCCTTAAAAACAAAGGTTTGAAAAATGCAACAATTCTTGGGCTATAGTTTACAGTCCGGTATCTCCTCAAGCTTATACCTTGTAGAAAGAGTAGTTGGTTACACGTGGGTTCAAGCCCCACCCGGACTACTACTGGTCGTAGGTTCAAGTCCTGCTGGGCGCACTATGTCACCCATTTAACTTTTAACCCTTTAAAAAATAGGTTTGAAAAATGCACCTTGGGTGGCAGAGGGTTTGGTCGTTTAAAGCTATTTAGGTTCTGCCGGTAGTGTCCCTTAAAAACGACATTCTGCGTCAGTAGTTCAATTGGTAGAGCAGCGGTCTCCAAAACCGCAAGTTGTAGGTTCGAGCCCTACCTGACGCGCAAAATTAACAGTCAATGAAACATATTTTTCCAGACTACAGACTACAGTATGTTGACATAAAAGAAGAAGATGGAGTGTATCGTCACTATAAGTTTCTAACTCATGTTAGAATTGAGAGAGATGGTAAATACTACCATGTTCTTGTAGTTAATGAGCTTAGAAGAGTTTCTACAACTGATGTTGATAGCTTGCTTAACTTTATCAAAAGATGTATATCACAGTGTTACAATGTTATGTACTTACACGAAGTAAATAACGACATTGAATGTAGTAAGAACTATTCTGAAAAAGATAGACTAAAACAAGCTCTAGACGTAGAGATCGAAGACGTGGCGCAAGCCACCCTAATCGTAAGTAGGCACAGTTTGCAAGTTCTGGGGGTAATCTAAAAACTTGCATTTGGACGGGTAGCATAACAGCATAATGCATCGCTCTTCTAAAGCGAATTATGAGGGTTGGAGTCCCTCCCCGTCTACAAAGTTGATAAGATAATCCCTATTATCTTAGGTTTATCTCTCAACGTAATGTATGAATAATCATACCCAATCAGGTATAATTGACGTAATGTATGAATAATCATACCCAATCAGGTATAATTGGTGCATTATTACACCATTATGTACCCGAACGGGTGTTATCGTTTACAAATACGATAACGTCTATTATCGTCTCTAACCACGAAATGTGTCAAGAATTTACAAGTAAAATGAAAGTTCCAGTATTAAAATACTACGGGATGGATGCAGCATTAGCTGGAGAGAATCGCCATCCACAAGATCATCTTAGAGAGTTAGGGGTTAAGTACGGGTATGCCTCATGCCATAGCGTAGCTGATGTATGGTTTTTTTGGATGCCATATGGTAACCTAGATGCACTACCTGAATGGCTGAAGTCGGAGCAAATCACAGTTGACCCCATACAGTTTTGGGGTGACGACAACGAAGAGTCTGTAGCTATGGGTCAGAATATACTTAACATACACAGTAAAATGGATAAGATATGACAGCAGAAGAACTTGTCGGACGAGCGAGAGAACGCTGGGAAGAGATAGACAATGAGGGTCTGGACTGGAGGTCATTCGCTAACGGATGGCTTGAAGGTAGGATAGACCTTATGTCCAGTGATTCAACTAAAAAACTGGACAATGACTGAATACAAAGGCTACACAACAGCAAGAACTAACTCAGGTGAGACGTTATACGGATACTTGAGTGATTCAGATGCTGTAGGTTTGACTTACTTCAGCAGAGACAGGAAGACAGGTGAGATTCATCACGCCTGTCTAGGTAAAGTATTGAACCTTTAACACCAAAGAGAAATGACACTACAAGAAGCAGTAACACTACTTGAGAATCACAACAAGTGGCGCAGAGGTGATGATACTTTAGAGATGGTAGAGCCTAAAGATTTAGGAATAGCAATTGAATTGATTGTAGAATACTTTAACACCAAAGAGAAATGAGCAAGCACACACCCGGGCCGTGGCACCACGACGAATACGGCCACATTTGCGCGGGGCCTCAAATCATTGGCATCGCCTACCAGTTCGAACTTGACGACAGCGATTACGACGAATTGCCGTGCATACCAAACGCCCGCCTAATGGCCGCAGCGCCTGAATTGTTGGAGGCGTTGAAAGAGCTATACAACGCTTCTTTGGTGATGGAACAACCTCGGTTTTACAAAGCCTTATCAGAAGCAAAGAAACTAATTGCAAAAATTGAAGGCGATGAGTAATTATTTATTTATGGCAGGCCTTGCCTTAATGTTTCTGTTATCTATTGTTTTGTGGGCTACCGCAAATATTGACTTATTGGAAGAAAAGGAAAGGGAATTGAGGGAAGAAATTGACCGCATCGAAAAAGAACAACGAAAAATCGAAGGCGATGAAAGCAATACTTGAGTTTGACCTACCTGAAGAGGGATTTGAGTTTAGACGAGCGACTAATGGTAATAGGTGGGCTCAAATTGTCTACGATATTGACGAGACTTTAAGGCAGTGGAATAAGTACAATGAAAACCTTACTGCTGAACAGAAGGAGGCTTATCAAAAAGTAAGAGACCTCATATGCACAGAGATGTTAGAACACAACCTAGACTTTGACGAATGAAACCTGACTTAGAACAAGCACAACACAGCTTCATCAAGCTATTAGTTTGTATGCAAGCTGGATTAGAGTTGATGGATGATTTAGAGGGAACTACACTCTATCGTCACGAAGTAAAAGCAGTATTGAGAAACACATCTAAAGTGTTATCTAAGAAACTCGATGGTGCTTACAAGTTCGTTGATGATGAAGAGAAAGAAGAGACTCTACGATCCATTGACAGGGCAATTCACCTTATCTTAGACAACTCGGTTCATAGCCTATTTGTAGAGGGCTATGTACCGAAATAATGCCATGTCAAGGTACGTTGGGCGATAACGTTAAGCGCAATATGCCTGGATGGTGGAATTGGTAGACACGACAGACTTAAAATCTGTTTTTCCGAACGGAGAGTGCGGGTTCGAGTCCCGCTCCGGGTACTAAACTTAAACTAAATACAGATGAGTAAATTTTCAATGACTGAGTTGACTCAGTTCGTAATCGAGTGGGGTAAAGATCGTAACCTCATTGAACGTAAGAATGCTGATAAGCAGATGATTAAGGTAGTTGAAGAAGTTGGGGAATTAGCTGCTTCATTACTTAAGAATGATGAGAAGAATATTGTTGACTCTATTGGGGATAGCTTTGTTACTCTCATTATCTTATCTGCTCAGCTTGGGTTAGATCCTACACAATGTCTTAATGAAGCTTATAGCGAGATTGCTAATCGTAAGGGTAAGACAGTTGATGGGACATTCATTAAAGAATGAATCCGTGGGTATACGTAGGTCTAAACGCAGCAGATAAGTATGTAGCAATCTACAAGTATAAGCGTTCAGACAAGAGTCCGCTAGAGTACATACTAGCAGCTATAGAGATGAGTACAGACATCACTGTAGTACAAGTAAAAGGGAAAACAAGAAAGAGAGCAGTGTCTGAAGCAAGACATTGCTTTTGTTTTCTTGCACAGAGGTATACTATGCTTCCCTTAGAAGTTATTGGGGAGCATATAAATAGGCATCACAGCACTGTAATTCACTCTATCAGAACTGCAGAAGCATTACTTGAAACTGATCAAACGTTTGCAGAGCTGATGAATATATTAGAACTAGGGTATCTAACAATGAAATCTAACAACCATGCCAAAGTCAAAGTATCTGACTGTCAACAAGATCAGTCTAAAGATTCAATATGATGAGGATATAGACACTAAAATGCAGAGATTCTACTACATAGAAGATGTACTGCATGAGGGAGAGTCTATATTCGACTTATTGAGACAGGATGTAATTGATGAAATAGACGAACGAATACAATATGAATAACAACAAAGTAAAAGACTCAGAACAAAGGAAAGCATTGAATCAATGGGCTACTAATGGGTGGGTGGGAAGCATTATTGCTGGGACAGGGTTTGGGAAGAGTAGATGTGGGGTATTAGCTGTACAAAAGGTTAGTAAGATGTTTAGTCGTGAAGACTTTAAAGCTCTCTTACTAGTCCCTACTACTCAACTACAAGATCAGTTCAAGGAAGAATTTAAGAAGTGGGATGCAGAAGACTGTCTAGAATTTACAGACATTGTATGCTATCAATCAGCACATAAGCTAGACAATGAGCATTATGATATCGTAGTTTGTGATGAGATTCATCTTGGGTTGAGTCCTATCTACAGACAGTTCTTCGAAAAGAATACCTACGATAAACTTCTATGTATGACAGCTACTGTCCCTGAAGAAGAAGAGTATGCGAAATACCTATATCATTTAGCCCCAGTAAGATACAAGATTACTCTGGATGAATGTGTAACTTTAGGATTAGTAGCCCCTTACGAAATTTATTGTGTTCCTGTAGAGCTTAATGAGGAAGACAAGGCTAAGTACAAGAAAGCAAATAATAAGTTTGTACAAGCTAAGTATCGTATTGGGGGGTTTAACACATTTGATGACGCTAAAGCAATATTAGCTAAGAAGATACAAGGAGATGCTGGTGCTGCTAAGATGTTCTTTGATGCTATCAGAGAGCGTAAGCAAGTAGTACAGCACTCTACAGCTAAGATTGAGGTAGCTAAACAACTAATCAAAAAACATCATGAAGACAGGATACTGGTATTTAGTGGTACTAATTCTTTTACTGACGATATGGCTGACGCTCTTGGAGGTCTATCTTACCACTCGGGCTACAGTAAAGCTAGAAGAGAGAAAATACTTGATGGGTTCAGCAAAAGATCTCACAGAGTATTGTGCAGCACAAAAGCACTCAATCAAGGTTTTAACGTTCCTGATGCTAGCATCGGCATTATTGCTGGCCTTGATAGCAAAGCTCTTCCTATGATTCAACGTCTGGGAAGACTACTTAGACTACATGAAAATAAGATAGGGAAAGTGTATGTTCTCTATGTAAAAGATTCTCAAGAAGAGAAATGGTTAACTAATGCAATCAAACCTTTAACTAACGTAAAATGGGTAAACACAGAGTATGGACAAGGCTAGATGAGAAATTCATCAAGGAAAATTATTCTCGTATGTCCGCTAGAGAGATGGCATTTCAGCTTAATACTACCTCAGATGCTGTATATGCTAGAGTAAGAAAGCTCGGATTAAATAAGGGGCCTAAAACTACAGCTTCTAAAATCACACCTCCTCAAACTAAGCAGATTGTTGTAGATAATAAGAACCTACAATCAATTGAGTTTGATATCCAAGGAGTAAAGATTCACATGGTGTTTAAATAATTATTATGGTTGTAGAAATTTCCACAGAATCTCTAAAAGAGTTTGGGATATCTGCAAATGATTACCTATATTTACACCTGTTGTGTAATAAAGGCCATGATATTCTAGTTGATTTAGACCTTGACGTAGACTTAGAAGACTTGCAAACCAAAGGCTTCTTAAAGGTGGGAGAGACAGTAGAAGACCATGTCGTAAGAGAGAAGTTTTTAACTGAACACTTTACTCCTTTCGATCAAATGTGGTCAGAACTGCTCTCCCATTTTCCTCTCAAGGTTGCAGATGCTAGAGGATCAGTACGTGTCCTTCGTAGTAAAGACTCCAACGCTGCAACAAACGCTGGTGCTAAGAAAAAGTACAAACAGTATTTGAAAAGCGATCCCAATAAGCATAAAGAAGTAATCAAAGCTCTTGAAAATGAGCTAAAGATTCGTAGGGATGGGGGTACTATGCATTTTATGCAAATGCTGAACACTTGGATTAATCAGCACACATGGGAAAAATACATAGGACTCGAAGCAGATGAACCAAGCAAAGGAAGAATCACACGGCAGCTCTAAAAGAGTACCGTTACCTAAGCTTAGTCACATCAGTCAAGTTGTTGATACCTCAGTCAAGCAGGTTAGGGACGCACATTACGGTAAACGTAGAGTGTATCCCACTGCTTGGCCTAGGTTAAATCGTAACTTAATGGGTGGACTACAGCCTGGAAAAATGTATGTAATAGCAGGTCGCCCAGGTGTGGGTAAGTCTGCATTTTCTAACCAACTAATATTTGATATTCTCGATGTAAACAAACTGAAACAAAACGATTTAGTCGTTATCTATTGGAGCTTTGAGATGCCTGGGGAGCAGCAGATACTCCGTGCAGGTTCAAAAGATACTAAGCTTCAGACGTTCGATTTGCTGTCAGTGGAACAACCATTGAGTCCAGCATTGATGGACAAGTATGAGCAAAGTGTACAGAAGTACAAAGATTATCCTCTGTATTTCTGTAGTATCCCTAATAATATGGATGCAATCAAACGAACCAACGAAGAGTTGTTTCAGAGATTCCCCACAAAGACAGTCATTAACTTGATTGATCACTCAAGACTCGTTCTTGGGAAAGAGGATACAGAGCTACAAAAACTTAATACACTCTCAAAGGGGTGTATGTGGGTACAAGCTCAAATGCAATCTATAACGATTCTGTTATCTCAATTAAACAGGAATATTGAACAAGAGTTCCGAGCCAAACAGCAATATCAACCATTGCTCACTGATTTGTTTGGGGGTGACTCTATTGGTCAAGATGCTCATGTAGTAATGATGCTACAACGACCATATGACTTGTATGGGATTACTGACAGCTACTGCGGTGAAAATCCTATCGGGTTGTTAGCTTGTCATATTGAGAAGAATCGTGATGGTATGCTAGGGATGATCCCATTTCAAACTGACTTATCAACATTTACAATTAATGAGCGAACTAAAAATTAGTCTCCCGACTAAGAAACAGGCTGCTACAAGAAAGAGTCCAAAGAACTTTGTCTTGTATGGTCAACCAAAGATCGGGAAGACTACAGCACTCTCTCAGCTTGATAATTGTTTAATCATTGACCTTGAGGATGGTACTGATATGCTTGATGCATTGAAGATCAAAGCCAATAACCTCAAAGAGTTGTCTATGATTGGGCAAGAGATTATCAAAGCTGGGAAACCTTACAAGTACATTGCAATTGATACTGTAACTCAACTCGAGGTATGGTGTGAGTATGAAGCAAAGAAACTGTATCAAAATACTCCTATGGGTAAGAACTTTGATGTAGATAACAAAGGCTTATCTGTACTCTCACTCCCTAACGGTGCAGGTTATTTGTATCTACGTCAAGCGTACAAGAAATGGATTGACAGGCTTAATACTTTAGCTGACCATATCATCTTGGTTGGGCACTTAAAGGAGGCCAAGATTGACAAGAAGGGTAAAGAAGTAGCAGTCAAGGATTTAGACTTGACAGGAAAAATCAAGAATATCACATGCGCTAATGCTGACGCTATTGGGTATGTCTTCCGTGAAGATGATAATACTATGATTAGTTTCGATTCTATGGGAGATATTCAAGCTGGGTCAAGATGTGACCACCTCAAAGGACAAACCTTCCCACTCGAATGGGATAAAATCTTTATTGACTAATGAGATCTTTATTTTTAACCATAGCTACAACTGTTGCATTATCTGCAACAGCCCAAGAACTTACACTTGATAAAGTTGATGAGTTTACTGGGAGTACATTAAAGCTTACTAAAGACTATACAGCTGGGAAATCTTTAGGGTATAAGCTCTTTATTGGGTTTAGACGAGTAGATAGCTCTTATGGAGTAAGCTTGTGGAGTACAGGTGACCAAGGATGCGCAGGAGCAGTTGGGAACTATGCTATTTTCTTAGATGCTAATGGGAATACAATCAAGCTTGATGATGATATCAGCGATGTTGATTGTGCAGATATGGCATCATCTGTTTATGTTATTGACCCGAGTGAATTTGAATCTTTTGTCCCTACTAAGATTCGATTTGCTCAAAGCGAAGGATTCATTGACTATCCTTTTGAATGTGAATTTACTATCCAACAACTTTTAACTGTGATCAAATGATTGAAGCACAATCACAAACCACTCAAGAAGTGGAACAAGTAGAGACTCCGAAAGTCTTTACTACATCTCAAATCCTCGAAGATCTCGATAACGGGTTAGACCGTAAGCAGATTGCAACTAAGTACGGGTTAAATCAGACTGAGATGAAAGTCTTGTTTGAACACCCTGTACTTAAAGGTAAGCGTGCAAAACGAGCTCTCAAGAAAGTATCATTCACTTTGATTGATGATACTAAGAAAGAGAGTACTCCTTGCGCTAACCATGATTTGCAGCAAGTAGAAGATAATAAATCTGAGAACTTGGACAATGAATCAGTATCTAACTTTAATGAAATTCAAGACTAATGGCTTTTGTAAGTAACAGCTCTGAACAGGAGGTATCTAGTGGTTCAGTACCCCTGTATGTTGGGATTGCAGCAGTGAAGATTGCAGCAGTTAATCCTGCACTCAATGAACTCAATGATCTTGGGATCAACATGAAAACTGAACCTGAGTACCTTGGGGTAAACATCGGTGGTGATGAGTACAACAAAGTAGTATTCTGGTTGAAGCATGAAGGTCCTGACTTCTTCAGCAAACTTGAAGTTTTAATCAAGCCTGAAGCAAAAGTATCTCAATCTGGGAAAACTCAGTGGACTAACAACATCGGTCAGTTTGCTTATGCAGAGAACAAAGCATCTGAAGCATATGAGTGGTTTAAGGACGAAGGTGTCCGTAAAGCATTCGTAGGTGAGGAAATGCTCATTGACTTTGTAAAAGCTTTTGCTAACGTAGCTAATGGGGATGACTGTTACTTTGAGACAGCTCAGAACATTGCTAAGGGTGATGTGAAAGAGATCAAAGAGCTTGTCAAGCAACTCCCTGATAACAAAGTACGTGTACTGCTTGGGGTAAAAGATGAGAAGTATCAGCAAGTGTATACAAAGCACTTCGGAAGACTCAAGCCTAAGCGTGATGATTTGTTTGTTAAGCGATTGGCTGAAGATTATGGTGCATTCAATGCTGAGTACAACTCTAGCCTTCAGCTTGAGGTATATTCCCCAGCGTTGATTGAAGCTGATAAAGATTCTCTTCCTGAGTCTATGGACACAGGATCAGGCTCTGATTGGTTGTAATCTAGGTTAATAGAATAGTTAAGGGGGGACTTTATTGTTCCCCCTTTTCTATTTTTACAAGCCATGATTAATTCTAGACCAAGCAATGATTATCTACATACAGAAGTAATATTGAGTAAAGTATCTGAGTATGATATATTTAGGTACTATTGCCCTAACTTCAAAAACTTAAATGAGAAGTTTTGCAGTGACATACGTAAAGACAAAACCCCATCTGTTAGCATAACTAACTGGAATAACGGATTACTCTACAAAGACTTTGGGTATCCTGATCATACATTCAATTGCTTTAGCTACGTTATGGCTAAATACAATATCGGGTTTATTGAGTGTCTTCATATGATATCTAAAGACTTTGGGTTAGGGTTAGTTAGTAGTAACATTAATCCAGTAGCTAGAACTTATAACTTTACTCCTACAGTTAAGAAAAGATCTAATATTAAGATTAGGTCTAGATCTTGGGGTAGTGATGATGCTAAGTTCTGGTCAAAGTATGGGATAAGTAAACGTCTCTTGATTAAGTATAGTGTTATTCCTATTGATTATTTTTGGGTAAATCATAGTAGATTCAGAGTCAAGCAGTTAGGCTATGCTTTTAAGTTTGATACTGGGTATAAGATTTATCAACCTTATGAGATAGAGGATAAATGGTACTCTAATGTTGGGAAGAATTGCATTCAAGGTTATAGTCAACTCCCTGATTCTCATGATCTTGTATTCTTGACTAGCTCTCTCAAAGATGTAATGACTTTAGTTGGTATGGGTTACCCAGCTGTGGCATTACAATCTGAGATGTCTATCCCTGATCAAGATTTTATAGATGAACTTCGTGAAAGATTTTGTAGTATTGTAGTATTCTACGACAATGACTTCAAATCAGAACACAACCCTGGACAGAGAATGGCGAATAGGCTGTGTCAAGACTATGATCTTAGAAACCTTTCCATCCCAGACTCATATGGATGTAAAGACATTTCAGACATGGTATGTGACTATGGATTGGGTGTTGCAAAAGAGTTTATCAAACATACATTAGATGACCAATCAAGAGCGAATAGATCAAATACTAAAGAAGTGTGTAGTGATGATGGCCAACCTTGGAACTAAAACACCACTTGACGTAGGAGATCGTAAAACTGCAAAACAATTAGAGAACGAGTGGCTTCAAGAAATAAAACACATAGATCCCGAACAGTACAGAATGCTGGTACCAGATCTACACGAGTCAGAAATGCACGACCAAAAGAAATCGACGGAATAAACTTTCGTTCATTACTTGAAGCATTCTGTTATCGTAAGCTTAAAGAAGCTGGGATCAAAAATGATTATGAGAAGCACAAATTCGTTCTTTTAGAAGGGTTTCATTATCCAGAACAACGTCTTGAAGACAATGGGAAGACTGGGTATAAGGATAAGAAGACACATAAAGTTAGGGATATTACTTATACTCCTGATTTTGTAGATCCTCAGGGTAGATGGATTATTGAGTGTAAAGGCTATGCTAATGAGCGCTTCCCTTTAAAGTGGAAGATGTTCATGAAACAAATGGCTGAAAAAGATAACCCACCTGCACTATTTGTACCTAGGAATCAAAACCAGGTACTAACAACTATAGAAGCTATACTTGAACTAATGACCCCTACACAATAGGGGTCATTTTTATTTACAACAATCGTATGAATATAGAAATTACGCCTGATATCATTATCAGGCATGGGGATCCTATTGCCATAAGTTATGGGAGTGGGATGACTATTGGTTTGTTTCGTAGTTATGAGAGAAGTCTGCAATTCTACGACATGCTTACACGTCCTCAAGAACCTAATGGTCTTGGGAAATACTACAGTCAAGCTTTTCTAGATGACTACATGGAGAAACTTCGTAAAGGTGAAGGACTTAGACAGTCTTATATCTATGGGGATAACGTCAAAAACAGAGTAGTACCTATAAATATGGAGATTTACAAAGGCACTAACTTATATGAAGAGTACGAACTAATTAAAGAAATAATTCATGAGCATCAAAACTATTGGGCAGCAGACCAAATCCTCTAGTATAGGACTTGAGAAGAAGATCAACGACGGAGCTAAGAAGCTGGTTATTGATATTCTACAAGCTACACAGTATTCTACTCCAATACCTTCTACTATTCGTGAGCTGGTTACAAATGCCTGCGATTCACATAGGGAGAAAGAGATTGCTATAAACATTCTCACAGGGAAGAATAAAGTCGAAGATTACTTCATCACCAGAGATGGGGAAGAATATGAAGATTCTAACTTCGATGCCAGCTACTATGATTTAAACTGGTTGGATACTGAAGACAAGGATGTTGTAATTGAGTATCGAGAGGATGATGAGGGTACAGGCTATTGTGATAGCGTTAAGATTATTGACTACGGTGTAGGTATTGGGGGTCGTCGTCTTGAAGGTATGCTTGAACTAGGGTATTCTACAAAGCGCAATACCTCTGAGAACTTCGGTGCTTTCGGGTTAGGCTCAAAGGTAGCATTGTCTACTGGAGTCCCATTCTATACTGTTGAAACTCATTACAATGGGAAGAAGTTTCTACTCAACTGTCACCCATACAAGACTGACTTTGTAATCAGTAAGTGGGATGCAGATGGGGCTATTACTCTGAGTAATGGGGAAGAAGCATACTATCAAGTCACTAACTCTAAGAACAAGACCATCATCTCATTTGGGGTAAAGAAGCACAACAGAAGATTATTTGTAGACTCTGTGTATCAGCAGCTTAGCTACTTTGAGAATGTTAAGTTCTTTACTTATTATCATGGTAGTCAATTCCCATTAGAGAGAGAAGTATCTAATAAGCAGCTACTCAACACTGAGTCTATGATTGTCTCTGATGGTAGTTACTACTCTCGTCCTCACATTGTTATTGTCAAGAATGTTGGAGATAACATCGGTATTAACTACGGTTCGATTGACTTTCGTGAGCTTGAGATGGAGGAGTTATGGGGTAATGTAGGTATCAAATGCCCGATTAGACAATCTTACGTTGAAGATGGGAATGAGATAGTAATTCAAGATGGGGTAGAGGTTACCCCATCTCGTGAGAAAGTTATCTGGAGTGACAATACTAGAAAGTATGTACAACAGATGATTGAGAAAGCAGCTGATGAAGCATCTCAACTAATTGAAGAAGAGTTAGTTCAAGATGATTTCATGGAGTGGGTTAAGACTTGCTCTAACATTCTTTATCACAAGAAGAATGTAGATGAGATTAAGAATGCCCCTGCTATTGCTCAGATCTCTAGACTTGTGGATACGTCTAAGATCAAACCAAAATTTAAAGACACTGAGATCAGGTTTACATCCCCTAAGAGCTTGCTTACTGGGATACGACTAAGAAAAGTATGGTCGTACGGTAATGACATTAAGAGGGAAGACTGTAATGACTGGACTCTTGTAAACTTCAATCATTTGTACTTTACTAATGAGAGCGTTAACAAGACTAAGGACTTGTATTTGACCTCTGGTTCGGAGCCTATTTTTGTACTCAGCGATAGAGCATTGGATGCAAAAGAGGATTTAGACAGATCAATTGCTGTTCGTAAGCTTGTTAAAAGTGCCTCATTAGTAAAGTCTTATGATGATATTGAGGTGCCTGAAGACTACATTGAAACTGTTGAGAAGTATGTCAAAGAAGATGAGTTAACCAATGCTCAGTATCGTAAGCTTCATAACAAGATTGTTGCACACACTCTCAGATGGGGTAGACTCAAACATGATTGGGTGTGGGATAAGTTTGAAGCTAAGATTAGTGAGATTGTATCTTCTGAAGTAACAACTTTCTATGGTACTCGTGAGGATGAAGTCAAGATTAAAACTGCTGCATTACTTATATCATCTAGAATTGGGAATTATGTATCTGATTACAGCAGCACTAATCTAGACTATCAGAATAGCCCTGTATTGATTCATGAGTGGGCTCCTGAAGGATATAAAAACAAGCATGTCTTTCTTGAGAGAACTTACAACTCCCCTCAGATAATCTGTTTGGCTCAGAGTAATATCAAGCACGCTGAGACAAATGAGAATTGGAGGCACATTGATGAGTTCTTCTACTCTATGGATCAAGATGGGAATATCGTAGCTAGTGAGTATCTAAAAGTCTATCTGACTGCAGTACGAATAGCTAAGAAGAGATCTTATGATTGGATGAGTAATGGAGTTATTAGCTACTACTTCCCTGAGTTACACAAATTGTATAAAGATCTTAGAAATTATTCAAGAGCTGCATACACTAAGACGGTTACAGATACTGTCAAAGATTATGTTAATTTCTTGGGTAAATTCATTGATTATCAAGACATTTGTGATACAGGAGATGTATCTTTAAGGCAACAGAAATCTTCCGAAATCTTTGTAGTAGATGTCCCAAGCATTGATTCATACCACAAGGATATCGTAAGTGCTTACAGTGCGATTGAAGACTTAGCTGAAGGCATAGATGACTTTATGAGATCTTGTCAGATTAATTATTTAAGATCTCAAGATGTTAAACCAGTCTTTGATTTGATCTTTAATCACTACGGTAAGTTTGATATAGATGTTCCTGAAATAAGTGTCCCAGGAATAACCTATACTTTTGAAACTAAGGACGCTTAAACCTTAACTAACAATGGTTTATATTGATGTTATTGGGGATAATATCTCCGTATCAATGGGAGAAGAGACAGTGTCTCTTAAGTACTCCAAGGAAGCTTATGAAAAGCTTTCTAAACGAGCAGATAAGGCTAACTCTGCAGAGACTGTAGAAGAGTATAAGAAGCAAGTAGCTAAGCTTCTTAAGAAAGCTACAGAATATCAGCTGAGTGTAGATCAATATATCACTACTGCATGTGATTGGGTGATGTATGATCAGCATCAAGGTAAATACTACTTAGCTGTTGATGGGGAGCCTGTTACTACTCTTGCAATGCCACAATCTCTTGTAGATCGTATCATTGAGTCTGTTGACAAGGGTATTGACTTCATGCCAGTAGTCAAGTTATGGACTCGCTTCTTGCGTAATCCTTGGTTAGAGACAAAAGGGGAGGAGTTTGCAGAACGCTTTGCAGACTTTGTAAACATGACGTATGTACGCCCTGATGTAGTTAAAGATTTGACTGAAGTTAAGGGTTACTCTGAAGAAGTAGCTAAGAAGCTTGCTACTGTCTATCAAATCAAGATCACTAAGGAAGGTTTGTTAAACGGTTACAAAGTCTCTAAGGAGATATTCCACAAGTTTGATGCAGAGACTGGGGAAATGATTAATCGTTACAAGCGTACTTTTAATGTCAACACAGGTGAGATTGAATCTGAAGGACTCCCAGAGTTTGTAGAAGATAGAATCTTTGAACCTGCTGTTATGGGTACAAGTGGGGATGCATTCTACTGTGGGGAAGAGTTAGGTCACTTCATTAAAGTTGGGAAGACTCACGCATTGCAATCTTGGGATCAAGTCAACACCAATGATAGTATCACATGTGTCCCAGGTTTACACGTTGGTGGGTTGTACTACATCAACTGGTATTCCGGGGAAATTCACAACATCTTCGTAGATCCTATGCACATTGGTGCTATTCCTGATTCTAATGATGGGGCAATCAGATGTAAGCAATACTTCGTACACTCTTCTTTAGAAGGTGTTAACGGTAGTATGTATCACTCATCTGAGTATGCTGCATTAACAGATGAAGAGTGGTTGCAGATGCGTAAAGACATTCAATCAAATATGATTATGACTTTCAATGAGGTGTCTGATAATCTCACTAAAGAAGTACTTAACTTGCAGTCTATAAGTTAATTAAGTAATGAGTCAACAGGTGGAACGACTCCCTAAGGGAGAAACAGTTTGCCTTATTGACGGAGACTCATTACTATACTATGAGATGGGGAAGGAGACGTTGGAAGAGGCTATTGCAGGTCTTGACCAACGTCTCTCCCACATATTAGAGCAGTGTAACACTACTAATTATGTGGGCTTCCTTACTTATGGTAAGTGTTTTAGATATGATGTCTATCCTGAATATAAAGCAAGGAGGAAGAATAACAACCGATCTATTCTGTTCCCTTCTCTGAAAGAGTACTCTATCCAGAAGTATGGATTTAAGTACATGGAGGAGTTAGAAGCAGATGATTTAGTTAGTTATTTCTCATACACTCGTCCAGAGAAAACCATTATCTGCTCCCCAGATAAAGATGTATTAAAGCAATGTACTGGAATGCATTACAATTATGGGAAAGCAGAGTTTGTACACACATCCCCTGATGAAGCTATTAAGTTTCTATGGATTCAAACCTTGATGGGGGATAGTACAGATAACATCAAAGGATTACCTGGGGTTGGGATAAAGACTGCAGAGAATTGGTTAAAGGACCGTACCAAAGATTTTGAATCTTTTGCATTACGTAAATACGTAGAGCAATATGGTATGGTACAAGGCATTAATGAATTTCATAAGAACTTCAGACTTGTCTATTTGCTTAAGACTGCTGCAGATTTACTCGATCTAGGTATTGACGTTGATGAGGTAGAAGCTATGTATACTACAGGGTATACTAGCGTTGTTCAACTGGATTTAGATTTATGGGAAGATGAGTGACAAAATAGTATTCAGACCAGTAGACCCTAGAACTGTACGATTAGAGAATGACTCGTATTTAGAGGACAGAGACACGAATGGAGATATAATCAGACTATACAAGCAGAACTCTAATATTGAAATAAGTATCGGCAATGTTGTTAAACAGATTAGAAACTCTTACAAGGTAAATATCATTACCCGAGGATCAGCTGGAAATACAATTGCCTGTTACTACTTAAAATGTGCTCTTCAAAATACATCTAGTGTATTCTTAGTTCCGTTACTTGGGTTTAAAAAGAGTCAACTATTCTGGGGGAGTAACTTTGTCAATGCGTTTATGTCTACTCCAGACATTGACCATTGTATTGCTTTACTCTATAGATTTAGTGGGTCTCAAGACTTTGTAAAGTTTGAAGCTTGGATTAAGTCTCAACCAGCATTTCATCAAGCTATAGATGTCGACAAGCATCATGTATTGTATGTATTTAATATCCCTAGTGTTGGGAAGAATACTTATGAATTACTACGTGCTGGGAGATACTCTGAGATAGATGATATCTGGAAGTTATTGATACTCAGCTTTCATGGGTTCGATAGAGATGGGAAGACAGGTCAGATACTGTACAAAGATGAACGGCTAAAGAAAGAACTAGAACTAAAATTTGATATTGAAATTGAGGATGCTGAGTTACACAGTATCCCGGATATGAAGTATGAGTGCTTCGATCCTATTTACTATTCTACAGATGATAAAACAAGCAAAACAACAACTTCACACAATACTCAAGAAGGACTTATGGGAACTACTTCACCATCAACTTGAGTCTGTAAATATGGAGTTGGTTCATGCTAAAATAGGGCAAGATATTGGTAACGGGAAGGAGGTTTATCCTTCCCCTTATCAACTCTTTAGGGCCTATAGATACATGGAACCACAAGATGTTAAAGTAGTTATACTAGGACAAGATCCTTACCCTAAAGGAGAAGCTATTGGATTAGCTTTTGGGGTAGATACCCCTAAAATCCCAGCATCACTACGTAATATCTACAAAGAGTTGTGTAATCAATTTAATCATGTCCCTGAAGAGTTTGATTACTCATTAGAGCATTGGGCTAAACAGGGAGTTCTTTTATTGAATACATCTCTGACTGTACGAGAAGGCTCCCCAGGATCTCATGATGGGTTGTGGGACTTCTTAATTAAAGATACTCTTAGAGTTATTAATCAAGAAGCTCCTAGAGCAATTCATTTGTTATGGGGTAAGCACGCTAAATCTTATAAGCAATACATTAACGGTGCTGTACTAGAAGCTGCTCATCCTGCAGCTGAAGGATACAGAGGGAATGCAGGCTTTTATGGATGTGGGCATTTCTATGAAGTCAATGAGAGACTCAAATCATTAGGGTTGGATACAATCGACTGGTTTGGGGATAAGCTCAGTATGACAGAAACAGAAATGCTGGCTGAATACGATAAAGAGTAAAATAGAAAGGGGGCATTTAGCCCCCTTTTTTACGCCCCCTTTAATCTTAGTTAGTTAGATCAAAGAACTTAGCTGCTTCTCCTGGATCCATAGTTTTAAATACCCCAGACGCTGCAGGAAGTACGTCAATGAAATCTTTAACCCACTTCTCATCCCCTTTCTCAAACATACCTGACTTTCTCTGGTAGAATACTTCATCCTCAGGTACAATCCCAATAGGGTAAAGGACTCTTTTCCTAATGCTGTTCATTAGCTCTATGAGATTCAGTACAGGTCTAGTTGCAGCCATTGGGGATTTTGTCATTCTAACAAACTCAGGGAGAGAGTAGAATGCTGACAATTCAGTTCTAAGTCTAAGAGCTTGATAGAGTATCATACCTTCTGTCCAGCTATCTTCTTCGTCATCATCGGACATATTCCCAATCAAGATTGCTATAATTCCAGACATTGCAACAACTACTTGCTCATGCAGAAGTCTACGCATGTTCTGCTTTTCTTCTTTAGATAGCTTTGAGAAGTTAGTTACTGACTTTAAAGCTTCTCCTACACCCTGTGTCCTAAGAGCAAAGAATGCATTTGCTAAATGATTAAAGAATGTTTGATAGTATCCTTCAGTTATAGCTCCTAACTCCATATCAATATGAGCCCCTCCAGCTGAGTGTCCGAATCTCTTTCTGTATGATGGAGTAAAGTACTTTCTGAACAAAAGAAGCATCTTTCCCATAGGAATTCTTTCCCCTAACACAGTGTCTTCCCCACCTTTTAACTGGTTGGTGCGCTTTAGAAGTCCATGCAATTTTGCTCTAAACTCTAACTCACTGAAGTTAGCTACTCTTGGGTCTACAATTAATTTCCCTTTCTTATCTTCAATGAGCATATCCCAAAGATCTGCCTCTTCCCCACTCTCATTAAGTAGTACTTTCCCATTAGCGTCCTTAAGCTTTCCTTTGTATGCTCTACTCAAGGCAAGCATTTTTTCTGCTACTGTCACAAGTTCTACCCCGTTCTGAGCAAAGAATGCTGTATCAATATCTAATTTCTTTTTAATAGCTGAACCTGCTGAGCTCCCAAACATTCTATCGAACTTCTGAAGAGCATCAAACTTTTCAATCATCTGAAATATTTTACTCTTCTTACTAAACTTAGGAGCTAATCCTTCTTTTGCAAGATCTGCTAACCCAAATCCAAAGTTGTAGACTTTACGCCTAGCCCAAAATAAGTCTTCTCTGCTGTAGAACTGTTTAGCCCATGCTTCTTGACTCCCAATAGTACTGTCAATAACAAGCTGGTTTGTAACCTGTAAGAAGTTAAGAGACAGTCCAGCTAGTGCTGTAATTGTAGAAGCTGTGGATGCAAGCTTATTAGCATTAGTCAACCCGAAAAGAAGATTATTCTTTATCTCCCCCTTGTTCGCTTTCCCATAGAAGATTGCATCTATTGCTGACTCTAACTGTTTAAATGAGTTAGAATCTTTACCCTCTTTGGTTTTAGGAACCATAGGCAATCCCATCTTAGATGCCACCATATCTACAATGGCATTACCACTAGAGTGCATCTCAAGGACTTTCCTATTCTCAATAGATGCTCTCATGATATTTACAACACCTTGAAGCTCACCCTTAGCTTTATAGCGGCTAGCCATATCATGAAACTTAATCATGCTGTTGGTGATATCCAGAGATACAAGGTCTGCTTGTACTATATTGGTGTAGTAGCGGGGAATCATTTTTATCTTTTCCCCGTTAGCATCTAGCATCTCCCCAAACTCAGTATCAGTCTCTTGAATAGAGAATGCATCTGTGATTAAGTTCTTAGCTGAGTTCTTATATTTTCCTTCTATTACTTGATCTGTAACAGACTTTCTAATAGATGGGAGGATGTAAGACATTGAGTCCCAGCTATTTGTGTACAATCCCCCACCTTTACCCCCAAGAATATTCTGATCTTTCTCATACAAATCCATCAAGTAGTCATAGTACTCTCTGGCTTCAGCTGGCATATTAGTAAACTTAGGATTCAAGTAAGAATCGTTAGGTTTAGCAAGTATTCCTTTAGGGATCCCATTAGTTTGTAATGAGTCATACTCATATTGAAGAGCATGGAATTCATACTGCAACTCTTCTAACTCTTTTTCAGACAAGCTTTCATCACGCAGTGCATCCTCAAGCTTGAACAGCTCAGCTCTCATATCGTCGAGTATCTTCTGAGCTCCTGGAACAGGGACTGTGTTTGCTTTCCTCCAGCTAGCAAGTGCTTTGTTGTACTGTCTCCCATCTTTAGACTTATACCAATCAGCTAACAGAGTACGGTCTTTTGGGAAGTTGTAATCTTTCTTAGCTTGATTAATAGCCTTGATTTGGTTTTCGTAGAACTTAGTTATGTTATACTGCTGTACAAAAGAGTTAACCTTGACTGGGACATAATCTTCCCCATCTTTTACATACACAGTCACTACCTCTGATATGTCTTCGTACAGTTTTTCTACGTTGTCTTCCCCAACTCCTTTCCAAGCTAAAAACTTTTTGTACTCAGGCTCTAATTCTAGTACAGTAGAGATTACTCTATCGTTTGACTCCATGAATTTTTCTTTCATGGACATTGCAAACAGTTGTAAAGACTTCTCTGAGCTATAAATCAAAGGGTCTGTGTACATAGAGAACCAAGTAGCATCTAAGTGAGTCTGTCTCAGTTCTCGTATAATCTGATCTCTCCCAATCTTTTGATTCTCAAGCTGTTTGATGTTTAAATCTAGCAGCGGCTGTATAGAGTTCTGTGCAATAGATTCTTTCCTAGCTTTTCTAAACTCAGGATCTTTTCTGTTTATCCCAGACAGTCTTCTAGTCTCTCTAATGTTTTTAATCTTCTCATCAATATCATTATTGACTTCGAAGTTGGCATACTTAACTAGTGCATCTCCTTGAATAGTGGTAGCTGTTAAAAGATACTCAGTGTTTAACTGTTTCATATCTTCCATAGCAGTCACTAAGTTGAGAATCAAGTCATCCTTAATCCCATCTTTATCCTCTAACTCCATGAGTCTTTGTTGAACAATATTCATCAACGACTTCTCAGGATTATCTTGATAGTAAGCATCAATGGTTAGCTTTAACTCACTGATCTTATTAAGAGTTTTATGTAACTCTTCTTTGGATGCTGTCTGATAGTTCTGTGTATGATACACCTCTATCTCATCCATAATATTTCTAGCCTTTACAGCAGTGTTAACTACGTGATTTACAAAATCTAAGTAATCAGTAACCTCATCCTTACGTGTTCTGACTTCCTTTAGATTTTTTTTAAGCTTTTCTAACTGATAGAGCTGAGCTTTTGTACGCTTGTTTGGGGCAACTCTGTTGATTCTGTCAATCTGTTTCTGCAGGTTTAACAAGATCTGATCTGCAGCAGTACTAAGATTCTCTTGTACAACAAACGTCTTTTTAAAATCACTTGTGTACTGTGTATCAGACTTCTTTCTATCAAACCTTCTGTTCTGACCTTCAACTATTTGTATAGGGTCGTTGCTTTGAAGTCTTAGGCTCTTTAAAGAGTTCTCATTTACAGTTACAAGCATGCCTTCATCAATCCGAAGTAAGTCTAGACTTGCCCCGAACAATCCATAAGCTGTTTTGTTTGCATGACCTATGTACTCAATGGCTATTGGATTGAGAAGTAATCCCTCAGGAGTTTGATATACTACCTCACGATCTATGAGTACTTGTTCTACAAACTCTACAAGTCTCTCGTTAGGTGAGACATCTTCAACATACTGAAATATATCAGTATTAACTGGGTTTACTCTCCCATTAGATTTATACGTACAAGCCATTATACTTTACAATTTATTTCTTGCGACCCATCCTCCATCCCAGGGAAGTTTACAATCTCAGTCATTTCTTCTATTATGTTCTCTGAGAACTCCTGCACTAAATAAAGTCTTTCAAAGATACTTCCACTCATTATATCCCCATTAGCGTCTCTAAGATTAACTTCCATCAGCTTTCCTGGGATACTCTTTTGCTCAAGCATTGCATAGTTACCTAGGCTAGTTTTCATAAAGAGACTAAATCTTTCAACTCCTTTTGACGTATTTCGTGTAGAGTAGAAGTTTAAATCTTCTGCTGTTGCCACAGCTCTAGCGTTCTTAGCGGGTATGTATCTAACTACAGATTGACCGTTAACTTGTCTAGTACCATAGTTTCTAATGAACTCTGGGAGGAACTCATTAAAGTATCTAGGGTCTAATTGCATTCGCTTAAACTCTCTTCTCATATGCTCAGCAAGAGTAACCCCATTGTGCTGAATTCTATTGTAGAATGCTACCCCAATAACGTCGTAGTAACTACCATAAGTAGGAGCAAATCCATTAGACAGTATTGAGTAGAGAGCAATCTTAGTAGCTAATGTTCTAATACCCTCTTGGTACTCTTTGTTATCTGTGTAGATCTCAGGATTATTAAGCAGAGCTTCAAAAGAAATTATCATATCATTTCTCTCTCCCTCTGTCAACTTCTCAGTCTTATCGAGTATCAACCCGTAGACTTTGTTATTCTCATTGTCATACCCTGGGCTCTGAGCAAGTTTTGAGATAAACAAGTTATTAGATAAACTTGGGATAGCTGCTACTGCTCTTTTTAAGCTGCTCTCTAATGTAACCTCTGGGTTTGCATATACCTCTTTTACCTTAGATGCATCTAACAGTCTTACCCCATTAGCATCTGTAATCTCCCCAAGTGGGGATCCTTTCTTTGTAAGCATATGATACACAAGAGCAGTATCAATCATGGTATGTATCTCAGGACTAAACTCGTTTGCATTCACAAGTTTTTTAAGCGCAAACTTAAAATTCCTAGTTGCAATGTTAGGACCCACGAACATTGTACCCATTACATCTGATACTTTCTTTATGCCCTCGAAGTAAGCTCTTTGCAATCTATACCTATCTCCAGCAAGTATATCTCTCACAATCTCAGCACTTACAAGCGGGTTTTCATCTGCCTCATAAGCACTCAGCTTATCTAAGTAGTGTTCATTCCCACCTAAATTCCCAATCGAATCTGCGTTATCAGCAGTTATTGTAGTGTAGAAATCCCCTAACTGTCTGCCCCCATAGTAAGCTTGTACGAAGTTAAAGATCGCTACATCACTATTAAGATTAGTACCACTAACTATCTTAAGCTTCTTAATCATACTAGCGTAAGAGTCTGTAAGATTATTCTCTCGAATATTATTAAGCATATCTGCCCCTAGACCCTCTTCCTCAAACAAATCACTAAATACTTTATTAGCAGACATGTTTGAGTTAGTGATAGAGTCTACTGCAAATCTTACAACCTCGTGGTTAACAATCTTATCAATTACATATGGACTTACCCCAATATGATCTAAGAATGTAATAGCGTTAGCAGTTACACTATTTTCATTCAGTGCACCTTGGATTGGGGAAGTGCCAGCATCAAGTGCAGCATTCAATCTTTCTGATGTGATAGCAGAAGACTTTCTCCCATCTAGTGGAGAAGTATTTACAATTGCCCCATATGTAGTATCGTCCACTATAATTCTCTTAGAGTCATGTAGTGGAACACCTCCTTGCTTTATTTGAGCTGCAACACTCAAACCTGCCAATGAGTTTGCGTGAGCACCTACAAGAGCTTGAGACGCTTTGAATGCTTTTTGATACTGCAAGTCATTCAGTGGATGGTCAAATGGGAGATTGATTTGCTTGTCTTTGTTCAACTCATAAATCTCATTCAACGTGTCCTGGTTAAGAGGAGCAATGGTTTGAGCAAATACTTCCTCTGACAAACTTACTTTTTCAATCTGACGAATTACTTCATTCATCAGTTGAGCAGACTTATTGTTCTTTGCTCTCTTAGATTTATCTGGGAACAGCGTAAACAGCTTATCAATATCAAAGTCACTACCAGTTTGTACAGTGATATTCCCAGGTACAATTATTGTCTTCTTATAAGACTTAGGAATAACCCCAACAATCTTAACTGGGACAGTAGATGAATAACCTTGGTGTGGGATACGATACGATATACCTGTATCACCTACTTTCAATCCATACTTATCTAAGAAGTCTTGTGACACCATAACTTCAGCATGACCTATATTCCCATTCTCATCCACTGAGATGTGTCTCAATTCTCTTAACTTGTCTTCAATCTTAAACTTCCCTACACCTGCAACCTGTACAAGCTCAGAACCAGGTGCATTGAGTTTGAATACATTGTTTCTAAACAGTGAGTAGAGAACACTTTCAAACTTCTTCTGATAAGCTGGGAAGTAGAGTGGGAGAGTAAAGTCAATATCTTGAGTTTCAATATCTGTAATGATTTGAAGTTGATCCTCTGTAGACTTATCAAACTTCCCATTCTCAATTTGATTGCTGATTATTAAGTCTCTGATATTCTGTAAGAACTTAAGTCTAGCATCTCTATCCCCAGGCTTATTAATCAGATCATTGTACCCAAGCTTATCTAATATGTCCTCAGTAGATTGCTTTATTACATCCTCAATAAGGTTGAAGTATTTCTCTGTGTCAGCAACATCAGCAAAGGTATTCTTACGAATCTGCCTGTTGAGTCTAGCAAAAATCTTCTGTGATTCATTGATTACCTGTGGCATGAAGATCTTATCTCCACGCATGGTAT